AGGGGAGGGAGCGGATCCAGCCGAGGTAGACGGGATCTGCTCCATCCCGGCGCAACCTACGGCGGCGCTTCATTGGCGACCGCCGTAGGGGCGTGCTGCGTTTCATGGGTGCGCTGCGCTTCACGGGGCGATCACCTCAGAAGGGCAAGTCATCGTCTTCGGGCGGCGGCGGGCGGTCGCTGCCGCGGCTTGGCGGTCTTCGCTGTCCGCCGCCGTTGCCGTTGCTGCGCGGCGCGCCGGACTTCTGCTTGTGCGCGAGCACGGCGCCTTTCATGCGCGCGCTGAATGCCTTCAGCTGATCGCCCTGCAAGCGCTCTTTCAGCGCGAGGCCACCGGCCCTATTGATCCAGCGGACACGCGAGCGGTATTCGCCGCGGTCGTCCTGCTCGTCCTCGATCACCACGTTGACTTCGTTGCGATCGATGCCGGTCAGATCCGCGAGGTCGTCGCCTTCCCAGCCGAGGTGACGCAGCGAATCGAGTGTCCGCTCCGTGGTCTTGTCGGTGAAGTAGCCGTACCACGTGATGCTCTTGCCTTCGTTCTCGCCCTCCAAGAGCGTGAGCTCGACGGCGACTTGTTCGCTGCCTTTGCTCGTCAGTCCGAGTGCTGCGGTCACGCCGCGGGCGCGGTAGGTTCCGGGTTGAATGTAAGTCACTGGGCATTCTCCTGAATCTGAAGGTTGAGCTTGGCGGCGAGCTTGTCTGCGACGCGCGCGAGGTGTGCGGCGTCATCGGGGGATTTCTGCACGGCGGCTTCGACGTTGGCGCGCAGAGTGTCGTCGGCGCTTTCGAGCAGTTTGGCGATGCGCGCGCGCAGCCTGTCCGGGCTTTGCGGCGCGTTCGCTTCGACGGCTGCGGAGAACTCGCTCCAATCGAGCGGGAGCGACTCGGGCAGGCTGTCGCGGTTCTTCGCGTCCCACGCCGCGGTACGCTGGGTACGGATCAAGCGGTTGCCGCTCGACACGCCCTTGGCGCGCTTCGTCTTGGCGTCTTCCACGGCGAAGGTCTCGTACTGCGCGAACAGCACGGTTTCGCACCAGCCCTTGAGCAGCCCCGCCGCCTTGTCGTTGAGCTTCATCTGGTAGCGGTCGAAGTCCTCGCCTTCCGGGTTCTTGAACGGCTTCACGGTGGCGTGCGCGCAGAAGATCACGTGAATCCCTCGCGCGTCGCGCATGCGCTCCACCTTGGACAGCATCTCGCGCCAGTGCTCGAGCGCGGCGACGTAGCCCTTGCCAAAACCGAGATCCTCGATCGACTCGATTCGCTTCTGCTCGCAGATGTGCTTCCACAGCTTCTGTTCGAGCGCGTCGAGCGTGTCGATGACGACCGTCTTGAACTCGTGCTCCGCGGTCGTGAGCTGGTCGAGCCACGCCATCAGCTCGTCCCAGCTGTTTACCGCGACGCGCGCGACATCCAACTTGGACGTGCCGTCCTCGGTATCGAGGAACAGCGGCGACGGCGCGCCCGCCGCAAAAGAGCTCTTTCCGATGCCCTCCACGCCGTAGATGGTGATGCGCATGGGGCTCTCCGCCTTGCCGCGCTTGATGCTCGCGAGCGACACCACGACGGGCGCGCGTGCGGGCGGTTTGTGTTGTGCTTGGGTTGTTGCCATGGTCTCGGCCTCCTCTTTCGGCCGTGAGGTCCGCACTACGCGGCCTCGGAACTCAGTTCTTCGTGGACGTTCGCGACGCGCCTGAAGCGCACTGCGTCATCGAGTGAAGCGGTGCCGCAACAGACGTCGAAGTAAACGCACGTGCGACCGTACCGGTTGCAGCTGTCGGGGTTGCGCGGCCAGCGGTTCGCGCGCATCGCCTCGCGAATCAGCGCCGCGGTTTGCCAAGCGTCGTGCGCAGCGTCGAGTTCTTCGGCTTCGAGGCGCACCACGGTTCCGCGCTGGTAGTAGCGGTCGGGGTTCTCGGCGATGTGGTCACGAAGGCGCCGCCTGAACTCATCTGGCGTCTCGGTACGCGTCTGGAGCACGTAGCCCTTCGCCGTGTCACCGGTGCGGCGCCATGAGCCCTTTTGCGTACGCACACGCTCGCCATTCGCATCGAGCACGATTTCGATGCCGAGATCGTCGGTGAGCGGGACCGCGCTCGGGCGCAGGGCCGGCTTGCCGATCACGTCGTAGATGCACTCCGCGATGTCGTAGCCGTACGCCTTGCCACCCGCGAAGTACGTGGAGATCTGTGGGTCGAGCGTGAGGCGCTTCCAGTATTCGGAGCCCGCGCCGATGTCCTCGCTGGTCGTCTTGTGCTCCACGAGCTTGACCAGCCCGTCGCGCCGGTCGCGTACCACTACGTCCAGCTTGCCGCCGAGCTCGAACGTGCGACTTGCTGCGCCGGTCTCGGGGTTGATGAGCGGCGCGCGGAACTCAGCTTCGACTGCAATCACGTCGAGCCGCTCACCGTTCCAGCGCGCGTCGTAGCCCTGCATCAGAACGCCCGCCCGCACGATCTCGTACTCGTCGGCGGCATGCGGGCGCAGCGCTTCGATCGCGGCATCGAGCCGGACCGCGTCATCGTCGGCACTCCACCACGCCTCAAGCGCGGTGTGCACCAGCGAGCCGAACCGCAGCGCATCGGCTTCGACCGCGGGGCGGTAGCCTTCGACGTAGGAGTAGAAGTGCTCGCGAGGGCAGCGGCGGTAGCACTTCATCTGGCTGTTGGTGATGACGGGGAGCTTCATGACGCTGCCTTTGTTCTGTGTGCGCGCGTGGACTTCACCGGCTTTGGCTGCTCCTTCAGCGCCGCATTTGCCTTGCGTACCGCTTCGTTCATTTCGGCGAACGCAGCAGCTGGATCCGCGACTGGCTTCGGCGATGCCGGCACGCCCTCATCCGGCGGCTCGAGGTTCGGCGATGGGGTGAATGCGTGGTTCATGGCTTCTGCTCCTGCGCGGGTCGCCACTCGAGCCCGAACTCCTCAGCCGCGCGCTCGTACTCCCGCCGAACGTCGTCGAGCGTCACCGGCGGCACCTCGCGCACGACTAGCGGCGGGCGCTTGCGTGCCTGGTTGCGTCGTGCTTTGCGTGCTGCGGCGCTGCGGCGCGCGTTGAGCTGGGAGCGGGTCATGGTTGCGCCTCGCTTTCATCGGCGCGGAGATTCGCGACCACCCACGCGCGCATACGCTCGAACCGCTGCTCCGGGGTCACCTTGCGGTAGGAGAAGTCGCCGTCGTTCTCGAAGACGATCTCGGCTGCGAGAGCCGGGGCGATGTCGAACAGCGCCGCCACCTGCTCGCGGTCTTCGGGATCGACGCCAGTGACCGGGAGACCGCGCCGCAACGCGACGGCGCCAAGCGCGCAGCACTCCCCGCCTTCGTTGACGAGCTCGCCGGCAATCAAGCGCTTCTCCGGCAACGCGTCGAGCGCGGCGAGCATCTCGCGCAGCAGCGCTTGCCCACGCTTCCCGCGGATCGCGCTCTCCACCGCGCCGCGCCAGCGGATGAGGCTCCAGCCGTCGCAGTCGTCGCTGTATCCCGAACGGCTCACGCCACCCCTCCGCTATCCGGCGCAGGCGGCACGATGCAGTTCCGCCGCCGTCGCTCGACCTCCGCCCGCAGCGCTTCGGACTGGTCCTGCCTCACCAAGAGCGCGCGCGGGCTCTCGTGCCACGGGTCGGGCGCGTAGCCGGTGTCCACAAGCCACGCGGTCCACTCGGCGGGGTGCATGCCCGACAGCGACAGTGCCGAGCGCAGGCGTTCGAGGTCAGCGCCGGCGCGGTCGAGGCGGTGCAGCACTTCGAGCGCGAGCAGGGACGGAACGCGGTGGGCGCGCAGCGAGCGATAGGCGGCGCGGGAGCGGGGATCGCACGGCAAGCAATGCAAGGTCATCGTTTCAGCCCTCCTCTGGTTCGGTTGCGTGCTGCTCTAGCTTCGCGACTTCTGCGATCGCCTCGCCGATTGCGCGCATCGCGCATTGGTTCGCGATTCGGTTGCGCTCGCGCTGCGGAATCTCCGGGTAGCTGCGCGCGAGCAGCTCGCACAGCACGCTTTCGAGTTCGTTGATAGCGGCAGCTCTCACGCCCCCGTCTCCTCTCTGCACTCCTGCTCCCGCTCCCTGTGCCGCTCGCACCGCATCTCGCCGTGCACCGCGAGCGCGTCGCAGCCGGCGTAGCCGACGAAGAAGCCGCACGGGCGGCCGGGAGGGCACGGCAATGTGGGGCGGTCGTCGGGGGTCATGGCGTCGGTTCCTTGGCGCCGATGGCCTGCAAATACAGCTCCCTGTAGCGATCGCGTTCCA